TTATTATATTAGCATAAATTAATAACATCATGATAACCATTTCCGCCGGCCTTGTACTCATTTCCAATAATAAAATACTTTTATGCCATCCTACAGGGCAAAAATGGTGGGGCACTTACTCTATTCCTAAAGGCCATGTAGAAGAAGACGAAGAAATTCTTGATGCTGCTATTCGAGAAACTCGTGAAGAAGTAGGTATTCTTATAGACATTAAGAAAAATCGTATATTTGATGAAGGATATATAGATTATAAAAATGACAATGGTGAAGTCTATAAAAGAGTTTACTTTTTTGTTATAAAATTAATTGAACCTATAGAAATCGATTTAGACAAACTTGATAAAAAAGAAGTTGATTGGGCAGGTTTCAAAACTAAAAAAGAAGCTGAAAAACGAATTTTTTGGAGATTTAAGTCTTTATTAGAATACTTGAACGAATAAAAATAATATCATATAGAAATGAATACTAGAAAATTAAATGAAGCTGCAGGTCCATTGGCCGGACTCCCAAAACATTGGACAGAATTTTTGACCAGTCGTTGGGGAAAACCTATTGGACAAAATATGGCAGGCGAACACAGCCAAACGATTAAACTTCCTAAATTCGATCCTAAAGTAATTCGTAAGGCTCTTAAAGATGAGAATAATCTCGCAGTTATAGGCAAAAAGGAAGGCCAGCCGCTATTTATGATAAGCAAACATGATCA